CATATTGCTGACTCATTCTTTGCCTCAGTATATCCTACTATCACTTCTGGTAAATCAACGAAAGTCATAATGGTTTCTACCCCTCACGGGATGAATCATTTTTATAGGTATTGGCACGACGCAGAAAGAGGAAAGAATGAATATACACCAACTGATGTTCACTGGTCTGAAGTTCCAGGTAGAGATGATAAGTGGAGACAACAAACTATTGCTAACACTTCAGAGCAACAGTTTAAAGTTGAGTTTGAATGTGAGTTCCTAGGATCTGTTGATACTCTTATCGCACCTAGTAAATTAAGAACCTTTGTATATGAAAACCCAATGACATCAAGTGCAGGACTTGATGTATATGAAGAACCAGAAAAAGGTCATGATTATGTTTGTACAGTAGACGTTGCAAGAGGTGTAGAAAAAGATTATTCTGCTTTTGTTATTATAGATATTACTTCATTTCCACATAAGGTAGTAGCAAAGTATAGGAATAATGATATTAAACCTATGCTATTTCCAAGTATCATATATGAAATAGCAACGAAATATAATCAAGCATTTATTCTTTGTGAAGTAAATGATGTTGGAGATCAGGTAGCAGCAATTATAAATTACGATTTAGAATATGAAAATCTTTTAATGTGTTCTATGAGGGGTAGAGCAGGTCAAGTTGTAGGTCAAGGATTTTCTGGTAAAAAAACACAACTTGGTGTTAAAATGTCCAAGACTGTTAAGAAGGTTGGTTCTCTTAACTTAAAGACTGTCATTGAATCTGATAAATTATTATTCAAAGATTATGAAATATTAAGCGAGTTAACAACATTTATTCAAAAAAATAATTCATTTGAAGCGGAAGATGGATGTAATGACGACCTTGCAATGTGTCTTGTAATATATGCATGGTTAGTTGCACAAGACTATTTTAAAGAACTTACTGATCAAGATGTAAGAAAGAGATTGTATGAAGAACAGAAGAATCAAATAGAACAAGATATGTCTCCTTTTGGTTTTATTTCAGATGGAATGGATGATAATAGTTTTGTTGATGCAGAGGGTGATAGATGGCACACAGATGAGTATGGAGACAAAGGTGGTGGTATGAACTATATGTGGGACTATATGTAAACATCGAAAACAATAAATATTTTCAGAAATACTGAGTATCGGAGTCTAAAGCATGGCGACACCTCAATTATCTCCTGGTGTATTAACGAGAGAGGTTGACCTTACCGTAGGAAGAGCAGAGAATGTACTGGATAACATCGGTGCGATAGCTGGCCCATTTAGGATCGGCCCCGTCGATGAACCAATTGATATTGCTACAGAAGAGGATTTAATCAACGTATATGGTAAACCGTTAGGAACGGATGCCCAATACGAATATTGGATGACAGCAGCATCTTACCTTACTTACGGGGGAGTCCTAAAAGTTTGCCGTACTGACGGAACGAACTTAAACAACGCAAACGCTGGTGTTGGAATAGCATCTACGTCTGCTGGTAACTTAAAAATAAAGAATTACGATGATTACCAGAACAACTGGAAAACATCAACAGAATTTACCTACGGTGCAAAGAACCCTGGTTCTTGGGCAAACGGTTTAAAAGTCTGCTTCATTGACGACTTGGCAGACCAGACTTTAGGTATCACAACTACAAGTCCTGGAGATTACGGTGCTATCGTTGGATATGCTGTAACTGCTGCACTATCGGATGTGGTCATACCTGGTGCTGGTAGTACTGCTGGATTTAGTGGATATCTGAAAGGAATTATTACTGGTGTATCAACAGATGCTACGAACAGTCTTTCTACAGTTGATGTAAAAATTGTATCTAGAGTTTCTAGTGCAGGTACTGAAACTAAAATCGATTACAAGCAGTATACTCAATACGCTTCATTCGATACTTCCGATAATATCTGGTTTGTAAACAACTCTGGTATTAATACTGGTGCTCCAAACGCAGTGAATACTGCAATAACCTTCTCACCAACGGCTGCAGAAGATTGGTATGATAATCAGGTTCTAGGACTAGAGAATTCAGTAGTTTACTGGAAGTCTCTTGCTCCAAGACCACAATCTAACAATTATGTAACCAAGAGAAAGGGTAAAAACGACGGACTGCACATTGCCGTTGTTGATGACTTTGGTACTATTAGTGGAGTTCAAGGTGCTATCCTTGAGAAACATATTAGTCTTTCTAAAGCAGAAGATGCTATCTCTGCAGTAAATTCTCCACAAAAGATATACTACAAACAGTATCTTGCAGATTTTTCAGACAATATCTACGCTGGATATAACGTATCTGCTGCTAAAGATGATTATTGGGGTACAGAACCAATTGCATCTGGTTTCGGAACTGCTTGCGTACCTTTAACAACTGCTCAAGGTTTATGGAGTCAGAAGGCACAAGACACAACATTCTCACTCATAGGAAATAAAACCTATAGTTTCGGTGGTGGTGTTGACTACGGTGCTGGAATTCCTGAAGTTGGACAGAATGGTGGTATGACTGCTACCCTTGGTGATCTTAAGACTTCATATAATAAGTTTGCTAATAAAGATGAGATTCAGGTAGATTACCTAATCATGGGGCCTGGTTTAGGTGCCAGAGATCTTTCACAAGCAAAGGCAAATAGTCTGTTATCCATTGTTGGAGACAGAAAAGACTGTGTTGCATGTATCGGGCCTCATAGGCAAGATCTTGTTAATGTAACAAATACAACTACACAGACTACTAATCTAATTACATACTTCGCTCCTCTATCATCTTCCTCTTACGGAATCTTCGATAGTGGTTACAAGTACACTTATGACAGATTTAACAACGAGTTTAGATACATTCCAACCAACGGAGACGTTGCTGGACTAATGTGTCGCACAAATGTCGTTGCATATCCTTGGTTCTCTCCTGCTGGTCAGCAAAGAGGAATCATAAACAATGCAATTAAACTTGCATATAACCCAACACAAGATCAAAGAGATCAACTGTATCCTAACAGAATTAACGCTATCGTTACAAAACCTGGTACAGGTACACTTCTCTTTGGTGATAAAACAGCACTCGCATATGCATCAGCGTTTGACAGAATTAACGTTCGTCGTTTATTCCTTACAATTGAGCAAGCACTGCAGAAAGCTGCAGAGGCACAACTCTTCGAGTTAAATGATGAGTTAACGAGAGCAAACTTTAGAAACATTGTTGAACCTTATTTGAGAGATGTTGAAGCAAAACGTGGACTCTACGGATTCCTAGTTATTTGCGATACAACAAATAACACTCCTGATATCATTGATAACAATGAATTTAGAGCAGACATTTACTTGAAACCTGCCAAGTCTATCAACTACGTAACACTTACGTTCGTTGCTACTAGAACTGGCGTAAGTTTCGATGAAGTTGCTGGTCGTGTTTAATCAAAAAATTCATCTAAATAACTAACAAGGAGAGAAAACAATTATGGCATCGACCAAACAAAACAGAACAATTTCTGATTTTAAAGGAGCACTGATCGGTGGCGGTGCAAGACCTAATCTGTTTGAGGTAGAGTTAACTACTTTACCTGCAGGTATTGCTTGGAATTCATCCAATTTTTCATATATGTGTAAAGCAGCAACATTACCTGCTTCAAACATAGCGAACATCGATATCCCATTCAGAGGTCGTATTTTTAAAGTTGCTGGAGATAGGACAATTGATCCTTGGACAGTAACCATTATTAATGATGAAAACTTTGACTTAAGGAATGCGATGGAAGAGTGGACAGATCTAATTGCTTCTTTGGAAAGAAACATGGGAGCAACAGATCCAGAGGCCTACATGGTAAATGCTAAAGTTTATCAGTTAGGTAGAGGTTCTACAGCAAACTCTAAATCCAACTCTGGAACTTCAAATAGCGTTCTTAAAGAATACGAATTCTTTAATATTTTTCCCACAAGTGTGGCGGCTATTGACTTATCTTACGATTCAACCGATACTATAGAAGAGTTTACTGTTGACTTCCAAGTTCAATCTTACAGATTTAACGGGGCTGGCGGTTCTAACGGCTAACTAAATAGTACGTAAGGAAACTATAAATCATGGCAAAATTATTTGGGTTCTCAATAGAGGACTCCGAATCACTATCTCAAACTGCGGTATCTCCCATTCCTCCGAATAACGAGGATGGGAGTGACCACTATATGAGTAGTGGTTTTTTTGGTTCTTACGTAGATATTGAAGGTATCTACAGAACTGAATTTGATTTGATTAAAAGATATCGTGAGATGGCACTTCATCCAGAAGCGGATAGTGCTATTGAAGATATTGTAAATGAAGCAATTGTATCAGATACTAATGATACTCCAGTAGAAATTGAACTTTCTAATCTTAATGCCAGTGATGGTATTAAAGATAAAATTAGAAAAGAGTTCAGATATCTATTAGACATATTAGATTTTGATAAAAAAGCACACGAAATCTATAGGAATTGGTATATTGATGGTCGTATCTATTATCATAAGATTATAGATTTAAAGAATCCTCAAGACGGAATTCAAGAATTAAGATACATAGACGCAATGAAAATGCGTCATGTTAGGCAGGAAAAGAAAAAACCAGGAGATAAGTATAAGGTTTCAAATACTGGGGATGATCCAATGGATTATGAATTCCCAGAAATCGAAGAGTATTTTATTTACAATCAGAAGGGTATTTACCCTACTGGTAACATTAATGCAAAAGGTCCAAGTCAAGGAGTTAAGATTGCAAAGGATGCAATTACCTATTGTACTTCTGGATTAGTAGATAGAAATAAGGGATCAACACTTTCCTATCTTCATAAAGCAATTAAATCACTCAATCAATTAAGAATGATTGAGGATAGTCTTGTTATATACAGATTATCAAGAGCACCTGAAAGAAGAATATTCTATATTGACGTTGGTAATCTACCTAAAGTTAAGGCAGAACAATACCTTCGTGATGTTATGATGAGATATCGTAACAAGTTAGTGTATGATGCAAACACTGGTGAGATTCGTGATGACAAGAAATACATGGCGATGCTTGAGGACTTCTGGCTTCCCAGGCGTGAGGGTGGAAGAGGAACCGAAATCTCCACTCTTCCTGGCGGACAAAACTTGGGAGAAATCACGGATATTGAATATTTTAAAAAGAAACTCTATCGTTCGCTTAACGTCCCTCCCTCAAGAATGGATGGCGAAGGCGGATTTAACTTGGGGAGATCTTCTGAGATCTTAAGAGATGAACTTAAATTCACAAAGTTTGTTGGACGTTTAAGAAAGAGATTCTCTAGAATGTTCCATGATATGCTTAAGACCCAATTGATTCTTAAGAATATTGTTACTCCAGAAGACTGGGATATCATGAGCGATCATATTCAATATGATTTCTTATATGATAATCACTTCTCTGAACTTAAAGAAACAGAACTCTTTAACGAAAGAATTAATGTTGCTGCTACTGCTGAACCATATATTGGCAGATACTATTC